TAGATGGATTTAATGGCTTTGGTTGTAAGCAAAAGATTTACCAAGTACTATGGGCAGCCGAAAAAGCATTAGTGGGTGCACCTAAGTATTCTGGTGAAGAAGAATGGCTAGAAGCCAATCACACAGACTAAGGAAAAGAAATGAAAGTAGCTATATTAGGGAATGGCTTCGTAGGTAATGCAACAGCATACTATCTTAAGAAGTATTGTCCAAATGTAAAAGAAGTTTTAATTGAAGATCCTGCACAAGGATTACATATCGATAACTGGGAAGATGTTATCTTTACATTTATATGCGTTCCAACAGATTTAGATGGTGGTGACGATAGACTAAGTACAACTATTGTAGGTCAAGCTCTTAAGAGAGCAAAAGGCATACCAGTAGTTAGAAGTACAATAGGTGTAGACCATGTCACATTATTGAGCTTAGGTTATGCAAAAGAGTTTTTACATTGGCCAGAATTCTTAAGAGAAAATCACTGGGAGGAAGATGTAAATAATTCCGACATACCAATTGTATTAGGTGGTAGTGACGACAACAGGACATTACTTATTAATACTATCTTTAAAGATAATGATGATAAACTTATATTTGAATGTACTAACCACGAAGCTGCTCTTATGAAGATGTCACGTAATGCTATGTTAGCAGCAAAGGTTGCTCAAGCAAATATGTTATACGGACTATGTGAAGAATACAATGCAAGTTATGATATGGTAAAAGCATTCTTAATAGAAGATGGTACATTAGGAACTACGCATTGGGATGTTCCTGGACCAGATGGCCATTTAGGTTTTGGTGGTAAGTGTTTACCAAAAGACACTACACACTATCAAAATCTCTTTAGTGAAGATAACTTGTATGAAGATGTATTAAAGTACAAGAGAAATGAAACCGTTTGATTATGTAAACAGTATCAACTTCACCAAGAAAAACTTGATGAAGAACACTGCTAATGATGAGTTGGCAGAGAAGGATTACGTTCCTTTTCTAACTAATAAATCGCTATCCTATTTTACTGACACCTTGTTATATGCGAATGAAATGAACCGCTATCACTTTCTTGATAAGCGTTTGCAATATGAGTTTTATCTAAATAGTATTCGTAAGAAGAAAAGATTTGCGAAGTGGGCGAAAGCAGATAATAATAATGAGGTTATGATGGTACAGGAATATTACAAATTCTCTCCACAAAAAGCGAAAGCTGCACTCAGAGTTTTATCTCCTAAGCAATTAGATATTATAAAACATAAAATGGAAAACGGAATTAAAAATGATTAGTATAGAATCACTGATCGAAGTCACATTAAAAGAACCAGATGACTTCCTCAAAGTGAAAGAAACTCTCACTAGGATCGGGGTAGCATCAAAGAAATCGAATACGCTATTTCAATCCTGTCACATATTACACAAACAAGGTAAGTACTATATTGTACATTTCAAAGAGCTCTTTGCTCTTGATGGTAAGCAAACAGATTTAAACGAAGATGATATTTCAAGAAGAAATACTATTGCAAAACTATTGGCAGAATGGGATCTAGTTAATGTTGTTAATGAAGCACAACTAGAACCAGCAGACAGTATGTCATCAATTAAAGTAATACCTTTCAACCAAAAGTCAGAATGGGAATTAGTTGCCAAGTATAATATTGGCAAGAAAAAGTGACCTTAAAAATATATGATGAACATATTAGTGATGAGATAAGAAAGAATCTTATTCACAGTCAAGAATATCAATCACTCAAAACACCAAACGTATCAACAGATGATGATGGCAACATTGTACAAGAAGGTTATTACTTTTGGAAAATGTCAGACTTCAATCATCCCAGCAACTCAATAGAAAAAGCATTACAAGCAATGTGGAAGGATATAATAGATCCATATGAGTATGCAAAAGGCGGTATAGAATATTGGTCCATTAAAATGAACGGTGAATCATCTGGAATTTGGCATCTTGATTTAGTAGAAGAAGAACAACAAAAAGGATATGAACCAGGAGATAAAACTATAGTATATTGGCCATGGGTTCAATGTGATGGTGGGTTTCTTGAATTGATGACAAATAAAACTACCCCATCAAAGGGTGAAATGTATCAGATGTTAAGAGGAATGGATCCAAACAAGTTAGAAAGAATCCAACCAATAACAAACAGAGCAGTGTTCTTTAATTCTAATAGAATACATAGAATGTCAAAGATGTATTCAGGCACACGTGAAATGCTAGCTAGCACAGTTTGGAAAAAAATACCGTTGACTTTTAATAAAAAGGTATGATATAATATAAATACTAATGAGTGCTCATAAGAGGCTCATAATTAATCTTCGCTTGATAAAGGAGGAAATATGACAATCTACGAAGAACCATTCGGTCGTTTAAGACCATTCGGAGTTGGGTTTGATGAAATGTTCAAAAGACTCGACGCAATCCACAACCAACCTCAAGGCAATTACCCGCCTTACAATATAGTAAAACTTGATGAAGAATCATTTGTTATTGAAATTGCAGCAGCAGGTTTTAGCAAGAAAGACTTTAAGATCGATTTAAAAGAATCATCTTTAAGAGTGAAAGCTGAAAAAGGTGATGCAGTTGAAAAAGAATTTGTACATCAAGGTATTGCAGCAAGATCATTTGAAAGAGTGTTTGCTTTAGCAGAACATGTTAAGGTGAAAGACGCTACTTATACTGATGGGATCTTAGCAATAAAATTGATTAGGGAAATTCCTGAGGCTGAAAAGCCAATCGAAATCAAAGTCAAATAACAGTTGACTTATTAATCGTTAGCCTATATAATAGGGGCTGCACATTCGTGTGGTCCTTATTATTGTACCAGACGAGGAGATAAATAATGGCTAGAATACTAAAACAATTCCACGAACTAATGAAGGCACAACGCATTCAGAATGTTATAAGGGTAATATTGGAAGCAGGAGAAAAGAAAAATGTTCGGAAGAAACAAAATAGATATAGAGCAGCTAAAAGAAACACTGAAAGTTGATGAAGGAGTGGTCTATGAGATTTATAACGACCACCTTGGTTATCCTACATTCGGTATCGGGCATCTCGTCCTCGAAGGAGACCCAGAACATGGGGCTGCTGTTGGCACGCCGGTCTCAGAAGATCGAGTTGATGAGTGCTTTGAAAAGGACGTAGAGTCAGTTATATCTGACTGTAAGAAATTACATGAAGGTTGGGACGGATATCCAGAAGAAGTAAAACAGATTGTTGCAAACATGATGTTCAATATGGGTCTAACAAGACTATCAAAATTTAAGAATCACAACACAGCATTATTTGCTGGCGATTGGAAAACAGCTGCCGTCGAAGGTAGAGATTCAAGATGGTATAAGCAAGTGACCAATAGGGCTGAGAGACTAATGTCTAGGTTAGAGAATGTCTAATAATCTAATAAAAGCATTAATCAAAAAGTGGGAAGGTGAGGAAGCTGTTTGTAAAGCAAACATAGAAACCTTACTTTCTAATCCTAATGGTGTTGCTGATCATCCTGATATGGCTGATACATTAGATGGTTTAATTAAAAAACTATCTAGTGCACAAGAACAATTATCAACTCTCAAATGTTTTGAGACAGATACAGAAGAGAAAACTTTCTTACAAGATTAAATTATGTTAAAATGGCTGAATAAAGATTTAGCAGATGTTGGCAAGGTTGGAATAACCTTTGGAGCTATGGACCTCTTACATGGAGGTCACATTGCCATGCTTGCAGAAGCTAAAAGAAAATGTGATTACCTAGTTGTAGGTTTACAAAATGATCCATCTGAAGGTAGATCATTTAAAAACGAACCTGTTCAAACACTATTCGAACGACAACTCCAACTTAGTGCAGTGCGCTATGTTGATGATATTATTGTATATAATAAAGAGGAAGAAATTAATGATATCCTCTTGACTTTACCTATCAAAGTGCGTATAATAGGAGAAGATTATTTGCACCAAGACTTCACTGGCAAAGAGCTATGTGAAAAGCTAGGTATAGAAATAATGTACAATAGTAGACAGCATTCTTTTTCTACTAGCGAACTTCGTAAGCGAGTGCATTCTCGTGATAAAGAAGAAGTAGAGCTAAGAAATAAAGAAAATGCAGACTACATGAATGAGTTGACGAAGAATAGTGAATGAGATTTTATACTAATATACAACAATACAACAATGTTATCTTAGAGAGATACATTGAAGATGGTATTCATAAACAAAGAGAGGTTCCATATCAACCTACTCTATATGTTCCTACAGTTAAACAATCGCCATTCAAAACTATTAAAGGAGAGGTAGTAGAACCTAGAGGCTTTAATAGTATCAAAGAAGAGAGAGACTTCATCCAAGCAAGAAACAAAGTATCTAATGATCCAGTATTTGGTATGCAACAATTTGCATATGCATATATTCAAGAACAATATCCTACTAGAGAGTTTGACGTCAATCAACTTAATATTCTTAACTTTGATATTGAGACTAGATCTGACGAAGGTTTTCCAAACATACGAGAAGCTGATATGGAAATACTATCCATTGCTTTAAGATGTAATGGACAAAGCTATATTCTTGGTTATACAGATGCAGATTATACACCTAGTGGTGACGACAAATATATTAAATGTGTAAGTGAAGCTGACTTACTTCATAAGTTTATTGATTTATGGAAAGAGTTGGATCCAGATATTATCACAGGATGGAATGTCGAGATGTTTGATATTCCTTATACTCTCAATAGAATCAAAAGAAGATTATCAACTGAAGCAGTCAATCAATTATCTCCTTGGGGCATTGTAAAAGATAGATTAATTCCTACAGCACAGACACAAGCACAAGGTGATAATGCTGAACCAAATGCAAAAGAGATATTTGGTATTACAGTATTCGATTATATGAATTTGTATAAAAAGTTTACATATTCACAGCAAGAGAGCTATGCATTAGATTATATTGGTAGTGCTGAACTTGGTGAAAAGAAACTAGACTATTCTGAATATGGAACATTAAATGAATTATATAAAAATGATTATCAAAAATTCTTAGACTATAATATTAAAGACGTAGTGCTTGTAGAACGATTAGATGATAAAATGAAACTAATTGAACAAGCATGTACTATTGCTTATGATGCTGGAGTAAACTTAATTGACTCAATGACTTCAGTACGTATGTGGGATGTTATTATTCATAACTTCTTAATGAATAAGCAAATAGTAGTACCACCTAAAGAGTTTGGTGAGAAAGAGAATCAAGTAGAAGGAGCTTATGTTAAAGACCCACAAGTTGGATTACACAATTGGGTTGTATCATTTGACTTAAACAGTCTATATCCTCATTTGATTATGCAGTATAATATATCACCAGAAACTTATGTGAGACATATAGGACAAAGGCCTACAGCTGATGAGATTATTGCTGGATTATATAACAACGAAAACATTAAAGAGTTTATGAAGAAACATAATGTTTCTGTTTGTGGATCCGGAGCAATGTATACAAAAGATTTTCAAGGTTTCCTACCTAAGTTAATGGAAACTATGTACAACGATCGTGTCAAGTGGAAGACACAAATGATAGAAGCGAAGAAAAAATATGAAGACACCCCTACAAAAGAGCTTGAGTATGAAATTGCGAAATGTAATAATATGCAGATGGCTAAAAAGATACAACTCAATTCGGCTTATGGTGCACTTGGTAATCAATACTTTAGGTTTTTTGATACTAAGTATGCTGAATCTATTACTCTTAGTGGTCAATTATCTATTAAGTGGATGGAAGTCAATATCAATAATTTCCTCAACAAGAAACTTGGTACAGAGAAAGTTGACTATGTTGTCGCAGTGGATACCGATTCTCTATACGTTGTTCTTGACACACTTGTCGAGCAGTCTGGAATTGATACAAGTGAGACTAATAAAGTCGTCTCATTCTTGGACAAAGTCGCTACTGATATCCTTGAACCTTTCATTGATCAAAGCTATAAGGACCTTGCAAATTATGTAAGTGCTTATGAACAAAAGATGGTAATGAAAAGAGAGATCATTGC